CTACATACGTGAAGGTACATAATAGGTTCATACCCTATGAGTTCTGCCTTCTTTTTAAGAAGATCAATTTCAAGTTTCTTAAAATCTTCGATGAACTCGAGAATATCTACATCGGTAATTTCTCCATAATAGAAAATTTCGTTACCAACGACCCGAGACACTTTATATTCTTCCTCTTCTGAAGCTGGGGTAGTCGTATTCATTTAGTTAATTTAGACCATCTTCTTTAATCATTTTTTTGATTTTAGTAACCTCCCGTTGTTTTAGTTTGTTCTGTAAACCAAGATGGTTCATAACATCAAAATCCTGTGGTGTTAGATTATACTCTTTAAACTTAGAGACGTCACCTTTTTGTGCATACTCGCGTAAAAGCATGAATTCATGATGGTTCATTTTTGTATGGGAACGACACTGTATACTTCGAATCTTCTGTTCACGCATTTTCTGGTTCCCGTATTTTGTCCACGCACTCCCTGGTCGTATTGTACCGGGTTCAACTAAGGTCTTACCCGTATATATTTTTGGTATTTTCATGGCGTATAAAACAAAATAAGGCATGAAATCCCATTCACCTTTATACAATTCTGTATCGAATGTATCTGCATTTATTAATGCATTCATGATTTTGTCGGGGTGTTCCGGGTTAGACCCAAGATAATTTTCATGTACGGCTCCCCAAATATGTCCATGTTCATGTATAGTTTCTTCTATATCTACAGTACCCGGTTTACAAAAGAAATCTTCGATAATGTCTTTTGATGATTTAAAAATATCCTTTTCGTCGCTATATTCAAGGTAATTGAAATAGTTTCCTATATTTCCTTTACACTTTTCAGAGGCTATTTTTGAACGTGGGTGATTTTTATTTAACCACTGAATAGTTTCAGGTTTACGTTTCGGTAGGAATACAAGTTTAAAATTCGGTAACATGTGTACATTTTTAGACGTCACGAGTAATGGTTTTTTTGTAACCCGACCACCGTCGCATATGGTTTCTACTATACTTTTATATGCAGTATCAGACTCATAATCGTCTATATATGCATACATATTTGAATTTTTTATCGTACCTAGGAATATATCTTTTTTACGTAACACTTCATCATATATTTCTATACTATTTGTCTCATCTAGAATTTTATTAAGAACGAATGTTTTTCCGACACCAGCCGCACCACATAAAAAGACATTCTTACCATTTTCTAATAGAGACGTAATTTCTTTTATTTCGCGGTCATGGAGCGAAATACGATCAACCTTTTTTTGTTTATGTATTGTAACAAAGGCATTCATGTCGAATGATACTGAAGATGCGGATCTCGCTACTCAGGCGTTAGATATTATTATGGAAAATAATACACTTCAAACGAGAGTGATAGATCCTTTAAAAAGGAAACTGTTTCCTTACTTGATGTGCATTACAGTCTTTAACTTTACGCTATTTATTATGGTGGCGTATCTTGTGAATCGTCTTTCGGTGATTCTGTAACAACTTCCATGAGTTCTGTACGTCTACGCAATTCTTTCATGAGATCACCTTTCAAACTTACGAGTCCCTTATCTTTTAAATCGGATATTTCATTCTTACGTTCTTGTACACGTTCTATATCGGCTTTAACAGCTTTTTTTACTCCACGTATCTCATCAAGTTCTTGTTTAAGTTCTCGTTTTGCGACACCCCCTATGGCATCTTTTAACTTCGTTATAACTTTGTTTTCCTGTATAGCTTTGAATGGTATTATAGGTTGTATATGCATAATTTCGGGTTTGAAGAATGCATTATCATCTGGAAATTCCTTTTCAAACGCATCTATCATTTGTTTGGGTACGTTCGGTGATTGTTCAATAAGTCTATCATATTCGGCACGCATATTTTCAATCATATTTGTACCGTTTAATGTTCTTTCCGAAAGTGGGAGTGTAAGTTCGAGACGTATTGTTCGTGAAATTTTACCGTATTGGACAGAAGCAACACGATGACCTTCCATGAGTTCATTAATTTTAAGAAATTGCATAATAGTTGTTGCGATGGCGGTGATTAAATTTAGACCACCAATAGCTGAAGGTACAAATGGTTGTACGGAAGGTGGAAATGTTTCTTGTGCAAAGTTAGCAGTACCTGTAACTGTACTTACAATTATGAGTGGTATAGTAAATTTCATACTCAAATTTTTATATGAACAATATGCCTGGTAGTGCATATACCTATAACACGCAGCGGCTTCACCCCAGGCCTTTAGTATTTTCTCCTGTTGTGGGTGCCATATTTTTGGAAGTTTCTTTTCTTCGTTCATATTAATAGATATGAATATTATATTTTTCATTCATTTACTCCTTTTCATAACCATGTTGGTTGTACCATTCATGAAGAACAAACAGAACCTTGAGTTTTATTCCATTCTCGTACCATTCATATTTTTCCATTGGTCGGTAAATGATGACACATGTGCTTTAACACAAATGGAAATGGTTGTAACAGGAAACAGTAAAGACGAAACATTCTTTGGTCGTGTAATGGGACCTATATATAAAATGGATGATACAGAGGCAAACAATTTCTTAAAATCTATTTTCTTTTTTCTTTGGTTACTTGTTCAGTACAGACTCAATAGAATCGATTTGGAACCTCTTCACGAACTTAGAAAACGGTTTGTTAAATAATATTGGTATACATAAATGAAGATCAAAAACAAAACGCAACAAAAATTATTATTTATTGCGTTAATGGTACTCATTACTGTAATTGTGTACCAAGTACGTAACCCTATTGTCGTTAAAAAAAGAGTTGGTGTACCCGTGGGTGTCCCAGTCGAAGTTCCAGTACAAATACCAGTTGAAAGGGAATTTAGAAACCCGCCAATTAAAGAGTATAAACCTGGGTACGTCCAACAAATGGGTGTTCTTGTAGGATCGGATGAAGAAACATTACCCTTATATGGTAAAGAAGTCAGGGGGCGTCGTGATCAATACCATTATTACACGACAACACCAGGTGATCAAGTGTATCCACTCCCGGTAACTATAGATAACCGCGATTGTATGGACGATATTGGGTGTCGCGAACTTTATGGAAATGAATCTGTTTCGGTTTTAGGACAAACAGGTTCATTTCAGGCGAAATTGTATAGAACGGATAACTTTTTTTAATTATTTTTTCTTTTCTGGAACTACGGCATTGTACGCGCAACTACCTAAAGTCGCTGTTTGCGAACTCATACAGCAACACGCGAGAAGACACGCACCTAATAAATGAGGTGGTTTTGGACCTGGTATCATTTTAAGCATGGTGGAAGATGGCCTGTATACTAAGAAAAAACAGAACAAACAACATCCAATTGTAGAAGATAATTGTACAAGTGAACAAGACATTTATATTAAGTAAATAAAATTATATTGGTTAATATAAATGAAGATCGATTTGTTAAAAAATGAAGCAAAACGTCTTGGTCTTCGCGTAACTAAAAAAATTAAAGGGAAACGTTTTCCTCTGAGTGAAAAGGAACTTAAGATGAAAATTCAAAGACGGCGACAACCAGCTTTGGAAATTCAGGTTCGAAATTCAAAAAAACTTATACGAACGTGTAAATCACTTTTACGAACCGTGGAACCAAATGTTCCACGTGTTCGTCGAGTTTCACGCACACCACCCGTCCCACGTGCGCCACCAGTACCACGTGCACCATCTGTTCCACCTCCACCACCAGTCCCAACTAGAAGAGACCCACGCGCAAATTTGATGACCGCGTTAAAAGCAAACCTTAAACGTCGTGGTCTTAGAGAAAAGATAAATCAAACTTCTTAGATATAATCTTTTTCGCACCTTCAAATTCTGGATGACTCCATAAAAGCCATCTCGACCAAAATCCTGCGGTAAAAAAACCTGTTTTTGTCCAGTTTTCTTTATCACTTCGAGTCACATCGAGCATATTTTTATGAACCAGTTTAGGATCGGTTTGTTTTTGTACCATATGAGGAACAAACCCACCGTGTCGTGTTACGTATGAACGCATACGTAAAGGGTTTTTGTGTATCGTATAGTCTGAGTACCCTCTCGCCCCAAAATCAACTATTTTCCCATTTTCAAAAGTAACTCTAAACTTTTTATCAAAACGCGGACTTTTTTTTAAACGAACGCGCATATATAATTACTGGATAAAATTATTTATTTTGTAATTTAGCGAGTGTGTAGTGGTGATACAAGTGTATTAAACTTATGATCAAAGAAACGAGAACAGCTGGGTTATATCTCGCCTTCTTGTTAAGAACGATTAATACAACCGAAGAAAGAGCAATAAAGGCTGGTAAACTAAATAATCCGATTTGAACATTTGTCAAACCGAGAAACCTTTTTTCTAATGTGTTAACTTCTGGTGTTTGGGTTGGTGCGTATTTTTCAAGTTTATGATATCCTGGCATTTATTATAGGTAAACAAAAAAAATGTGGTTTCTTATGATACCACTTATACTGTTACTAAAAGATTATTGTAAAAACCCTATAGATAGATTGTATTTCCAAACACCTTTACGTCCACTCGTTGGTATACGAAACTCACTCGTAGACTTATTTTTTTATAAACCACATTACTCAGTCGACGATTTCGTGGGTTTATGGAGGGTACAGAAACACTTTTTCGATATAAAAAATGAATACGATACCTTATGTAAAAATAAACAAAAATATTATTTCCACGACCTTGATCCATGGTTTGAATATAATCAAAATTATTATTACTATAAAATACACGATTTCCCAAAGTTATACGCATTTTTAAAAACTGTACCGTGTGTTGATCATGCCATGATTGCGGTCATGGAAGGATCAATGTCTATACCAGCACATCGGGCCGAGAGTAATTTACAGTTACGGTACCACTTAACACTCGAAGGAACAAGTAATCTTACCACGGAGTTTGATATTCATCAACATAAATCCGGTGAAGATGTTCTTTTTGATCACTCGCGATACCATAGTGTTGATAAAACTGATGAACAAAAGCGTGTTGTTCTTATTCTAGATATTAATCGGTTTTATAAATTTCCATATATAAAATAATTCTATCCTCGTCCGATTGATTTTCCGCCCAGTGTTTTTTACGAGCATTCATGATTATATGTTTACCATTTTCTTCTGTAACCTCACCTAGTTCTATATGATGAAGTATACAGTTTTTTGGACATTTAATACCTAAATGATATGTAAATATATAATCATCACCTACATAATCAACGTGTTCTTTGAGTTTTACACCCCCTTTCATTAATGAAAACCCAGCTACATGTATACCATCGATCGAAGATAAGAGTTTTGTTGTTTCTGGACATAAATTACAATTACTCGTAATGAAATTACCACCCCATATGAGTGGCCAACTTACCC